TCAGTGGTATGAAGCAATCAGATTGGGATGACATCATGATTTATGATGATATTACCACTCTGAATGGAGCACCTGGAGTTGCTTTTGTTGATAAGATCAATAGAAGCACTAGTGCAGGTAATCCATGGAAGAAGACTAAGAAACAATTTTTGCGTCCTATTCCTGCTTTAGATGGTCTTTCTGAACCTGTGGAGTTCACAGAGGAAATCATGGATCGTGTTCAAGTAATCATTGAAAATTATGAGAATGGAACACGCTACATGCCTAACTTTTGTGGACATTTGAAGGATGAAGCGACTAAATTCGCTAAAATTGAGAAGAAGAAGACACGTGTGTTTACTGGTGCTCCTGCAGATTGGTCATTTGTTGTGCGCAAATATCTCTTATCAGTGATTAGAGTGATGCAGAACAACAGATATCTGTTTGAAGGTGCCCCCGGTACTAACGCGTCTTCGCGTGAATGGGAAAATATCCGTTCTTATCTTGTTAAATTTGGTGAAGATCGCATGGTAGCGGGAGATTATGCTGCTTTCGATAAATCGATGCCTAGCACTATCATCTTGGCTGCTTTTGATATTATTCGACGCTTGTGTAAGCAAGCAGGATATTCAGAAGCTGAACTAAGAGTTGTGCAAGGTATTGCTGAAGATACAGCTTTCCCGTTAGTCGATTTGAATGGTGATTTGATTGAATTTTATGGAAGCAATCCTTCGGGACATCCTTTAACAGTCATCATCAATGGTCTTGCTAATGCATTATACATGCGTTATTGTTATGCTAAGTTGAGCCCAAATGGCTCAGCTAAGGATTTCAAGAAACATGTTGCATTAATGACTTATGGTGATGACAATATTATGGGTGTGTCGAAAGATGCTTCATTTTTCAATCATACGACTATTCAAATGGTTCTCGCTGATGCTGGTATTACTTATACCATGGCTGATAAAGAAACGGAATCTATTCCTTATATTCATCTCAAAGATTGCTCTTTTTTAAAGAGGACTTGGAGATGGGATGAGGATGTGAAGGCCTATTTGGCTCCATTGGAGGAAGACTCAATTTTAAAAAGTCTAACTATTGGAGTCCAAAGTAAAACTTTGTCGCCAGAGGCACAAGCAGTAGCTGTTATATCTAGTGCCATCTGTGAATACTTCTTCTATGGTAAGAAGGTTTTCGAAGAAAAACGGCAAATGTTTAAAGATATAATTGCAGAGAACAAACTGGAGTTTTATGTCACCGATACTACTCTCCCTATGTGGGAGGAGTTGAATGACAGATTCCAATCTTCAGTTCCTAGAGCTTAAATCTAGGCTCAGTCTGCCAAGACTATAAACTGGTGGGTCGTAAGTCATGACCCGTGGAGACACAAAGCAA